CGTTGTAGTGTCTCCTTAGTAGACTGCTCCAACATGAAAGTACCAACCTTGTATCCAGCTTTAACGTCCATAGCTGCCATACTCATAACAAAACTAGTCTTACCTGCTGCTACTGCTGCACCTAGGGTCACTACTTCACCAAATCTTCTACCATACAGGTGTTTAGTTAGTCCCTCATAGCAGTAAGGAAAGCCCATTTCAGCCTTCACACCTACAACTTCCAACAAATCCATAGGGCTCTTAATATCATCTGGCATGTACTTAGTAGCATTGTAATAAGCCTGTATTACACCGGCTTTACCTTTCTTAATTAGTACTTCATTAGCATCCTTACAGTCAGGATCTCTAATTACTCTAACCTTATGGGCTGGAAGTACTGCAATACATTCCTCAGTAGCTTTACGGCCTGCATCATCATTATCAAACCATAGATAGATCTCATCATAACCATCTAGATACTCAAGGTTAGCTGCAATCTCTTTCTTAGCTGCTGTAGCACCATTCTTAATACTAATGATAGGGTACTTACCATCGAAGGCTGTAGACACGCTCAGGCAGTCAATAGCACCCTCTGTGATAGTGATCTTCATACCTTTGTTAGAGAATAACTGCTGACCAAACAGCATAGATTCTTTGATATTACCTACGGCCTTAAAGTCTTTATTAGCATATCGAAGCTTCTGAGCTATGATCTCTTTATCGTTATTGAAATAGTTCTCAACTTGTACTCGCTTACCGTCTTTATCCTCACCTACACCATAGCGATACTTACTACAGATGTCTTTAGGTATCTTCCTCTTATTGAGGGCCTTGTACTCATACTCTACTAAGTCCACATTCTTATTCCTCTTTATGTGTTTAACATTATTACCTACACTTGTGACATCAGTACAAACAAAGCAGTAGCTGGTATCATTAGAGTAGATAGCCTTACCATCACTAGAGCCACAGGCATCACAATGTGTGTGGTATAGGAACTCACCATCTTCTCTATCCATAATAATCCTTAGGGTAATTGGAAGCACACTAGAACAGTGTGCCTATAGTCTTTAGAAGTCTTCTTCGTCTTCCTCTTCATCATCAAAGTCTTCATCATTCTTAGGTTTAGCTGCTTTCTTAGGAGGTGCTACAGCATCTTCTGCCCGGAAGCCTTCCTCTTCATCAAAGTCTTTATCACCGCCTTTGGCTTCATATTTAACCAAGTCAATTAACTGCATCTTGTTCCAACCTAAGGTAATACCTACTTGGTTAGTGCTAGCCATATGATAAGCCTTAGCCCAAACAACACAGCGGATAGTAGAGCCATTACCAATCAATGGAACTACATCCATCATATTACCAGCAGCATCTTTAACATAGACTTTATCCACCCAGTCATTAGCTGTCTTATCATCAACATTATCTAACTTCATCTTAATGATGATATTGCCTGTCTCATTGTCATCTGCATCATATTCTTCATCGAAGATATCTTTCTTATTAAGCTTCTTCTTATCAGCAGGCTTAAGATCACTCTCTAATATCTGGTCATATGCTTCATCACGCATAGCAGTCAAAGTATCTACTAACTCTTTAGTCTTAGGATCTTTAGGGTCTAATACTAGATTAGTACTGTAGGTACCTTTATCATTGTATGTGCGTTCTGGTTCAACTACTTTACACCATAGTGCCTTACCTTTAGGTGTTACCAACTTCTGACCAGCTACTTTAAAGTATGTTTTTCTTTTAGTACTCATATATGTTTCCTCATAATATGTATTAATACAGGGGTTAATCCCTACAAACAATACTATGCTAGATAGGTGTTACATTAAATAAGGTAATGGTTAATAATTGTTATTTCACACCAATAGTTAGTTATGTTGTTATATGTAAGTCTTTAATGCTAAAATGTATACTACATAAACAATTGAGGAATGTATTATGCCACGTAAACCGAAATTCAATAAGCGTAAGAAAGTTAGATTCTGTAGGTTACTGTCTATGACTGGTACATTATCTACTGCTGCTGACACTGTTGGTATCTCATACAGAACAGTACATAACCACTTAGCTAGTGATCCTGTATTCAAAGAGATGTTTGAATCAGCTGAAGAAGAGTTTGCTGATAGAGCTGAAGCAGAGTTAATAGAGAGAGCTATGGTAGGTACTGATAAGAACGTCTATGATCGTAATGGTAATATCACAGGTGTTGAGAAGGTTAAATCTGATGGACTACTGAAGATGCTAGTAACAGCTGCTAAACCTGAGAAGTATGGTAAGCGTACTGAGGTTAATGTTAGTGGTCAGATAGAGCACCAGGTCATTGTAGATGCTAAGAATAATCTACTAGAGAAGTTCAATAAGATAATTGATGTAACTCCTAAGAAGAAGGAGCTAATACATCAAGAATATGAAATAGAAGTTGAAGATAGTGATGAGGAAGAAGACGAAGGGGAGTAATCCCCCCTATGTCATCCATAATGGTATGGTAACTAACAATAATACTACATTCAGTACAATAATTAGTTTAATGCGATCTTTCTTAGTCATAATAGTCTCCAGTTATTCACAAGCTAAACAATCTCCCAGGTCTACCTGAGCAAATGTACCTTGCTTATCCTCGGTTATTCTACGACAATAGTAAAGGCTAAGTATGTATGGATTTAGTATCGCTTCTTTATGTACAGCAGATATCTCGGCAGGAGTAGTACTAGGGCCAAAGGTTAAGTTAATAGATTGCATCTGGTCTATATGCTTCTGTCTACTAGCTGCCATCTTTAATACATCCATCTGATTGATCTCGAACACAGCTTTGAATACAGCTTTCTCGTGTCGGTTTAAGAAGTCTAAATGCTGCACACTCCCACTATACTTAATAGCTAACTCTTGCATTAGTTCCTTAGAGTACATACCTTTACTTTCTAATAATCTAACAAAAGCAGGGTTCTCTCTGACTACATAACCACTTGCTAGAGGCTCTACAAAGGCTGTAGAGAAGTAAGGTTCAATACCCTGTGATACCCCTCCCATTATATTAGAACTACTCTTAGTAGGTGCTATAGCTATCCGTGATGCAGCCCTGATACCAAGTCCCTTACATCCATCAGGCTCACCTAATTGCTCTGCTAGGTACTGTGAAGCTGCTAGTGACTGTTCATTGATCTGCTTAGCTATCTTAGTGTTAAGCATCATAGCTTCAAAACTACCAAATACAATAGAGTTATCCTGCATATATGTATGTAGTCCCATCTGTCCTAAACCTATTGGACGAAATCTTTCAGCAAATCTAACAATCTTCTCTAATCCCTTAACACCTCTAGCCATCTCAAGGAATTCTGAGTTAACACAGTCAAGGAATACAGTAGCTGTTCTTATTAGGTTAGTGTCTTTCCATTCATCATATTTAGCTATATTAAGTGATCCTAGAGTACAGTTAAAAGTATATTTATCATCTGTGGGAAGCAGTAATTCTGAGCATAAATTATTTCCTTTAACAGTTAAACCCTCTCTCTTATATGACTCTGGTAGCAACTTATTAGATTTATCTAAGAACATGAAATACCCCTTACCATTGGTATATCGGTTAGCCATAATCATCTGATACTTCTCAATAGCTTCCTCATCACCTGATTTCAGGCGATCAATGAAAGATTCATTTATGTTCCATCCAATGTTTAAATCCTTAGGACTCTCTTTAAGGTAGTTGCATACTTCTTTAAAGTCACCATGTTCCACATTAAGGTACGATGCAATGCTTCCACGGCGTGAACTTGATTGGCAAACATAATTCATATCTTGGACTAAGCCTTGGATAATAGGTAATACACCTGTGGAAGGGAATGTATTATTAACTAACTCTCCTCTAGGTCTTATATCATCTAAGTGAGCAGCACACCCGAAACCATTCTTAGTCAACATAGCAATCTCATGTCTAGCTATGTAAATACCTGACAGACTATCTGGGATGTAGCTACTAGAGCAAGATACAGGCATACCCTTCTTACGATTACCTAGGTTAGCTAGGCAAGGTGTAGAGTTAGAGTACCAGCCTCTCCACATCATATTAAAGAACTCCACCTCCCAATCAGTACCATCTTTAGGAGCGTGCATAGCTGCTGTCTTACACATCCTGTTGAACTGTTTTATTAATCCACCTTCTTCATCATCTAAGTAATTCTTATTTAGCATATCTACTGAAGCTTGGTTAGCCCAATCAGGGAAATTATTGTTTACCATGTGAAATCCTCTTTATTAACATATTTAGTATAATCTTTTTGTGTAGTTTGGAAGAAATCACCGAAGTTATATGATTCCACTAATAGATAAATCCAATCGCCAATAGGATTATTGTCTGGTTTAAAGTATTTGTCATAACCTAGTAAAGTTAAACACTCATCCGCTCTATGCATTACGAATTGCGCTAACTCTAGCTCTGTTACCATACCTAGCTCTCCCCATTGGAATAACTTACGTATTAGCACAGCCTCATGCTCTACAATATCTTTAGCTAATTGATTAACATCCTTCTGAAGGTTCTTTAATGCTGTAGGAGATAGGCTAGATTCTTTTAGTAGTTCTTGGAAGCATTTAGCTGAACCAAAACAATGAAGTAATTCATCAGAACAACTATGTACGATACCTGACACCATGTTCTTCATTATATTGGCCTCACCAGGCTTCCTGAAGCTCATCAGGGCAGCTAAAGAAGCAAATAGAGCCGTACCCTCAAGGAATGTCATAGCGGCTAGTGAGCGTAGATCACAAGGGCCTGTAAGGGCATTAACAATGAACTCTATTCTAGATTTTAGTTCAGGGTCATGGAATACTGTGTTATGGAAGTCTTCATCATTTAGACCTACTACATCCGTCATCTGTATGTAGAAGGGAGAGTGAACCGCTGTCTCCACCATACCAAATACTGATCCTAAACGCTCAAACTCGTAACCTTTGAATATCTGTTTAAATCTACCATTCCAGAAGTCAGTACCTAACTTAACTTCGTAGTGGTTAAATATCTTCTGTGTTTGTATAATCATCATTCTTTGGGCTTTGGTAGCTTTTACCCTAAAGTCATGAGCATCATCAGACATATTATAATCTTTAGCTAACCACATCATATCTAACTGCTTATCAGCTAATTCAACAGCAAAAGGATATCGAGGTTTAAAGCTAGTAGATTTTGAGGTTATTCTTGGTATATTCATCTGTCCTCCTAGTTTATAAAGTTGGAGATCCAGTATAGCAAAGATAGGGTATGTGAAGATAGTGGTGTAGTGTGTGTGAATTGTATGTGATGTAGGAACCTCCAGAGAGGAGGTTATTTGGCCAATCTACTTATATCTTTAGGAACTACAAGGATAGTCACACCTATTGGCTTATTATCTAAAATTAACACGTTCTTACAAGTGATAAACGATTGAGCTTCTACGGTCTCATTGAAACACTTACTACTTCTGTTACTGAATACATCATAATCATCTTTGTAGAATTCAGCTGCTGCCTCTTTGCCCCAGAACTCCTCATCTGATTTACCTTTTAGTAGGTGTCTTGATCTATTAAACATCCTCTCAAATGCACGGTTAACAAATAAGGTAGTGAATTCCTCAGTCTTTTCGTTATATACCTTAGCCATAGCCGGAAACCTGATAGAGTCTAAGAAACCTTCTATTACCTTTTTATCGTCGGTAGTGGAATTAAGCTTGTAGCTTAGTTCAATATTAACCTTCTCTACGTTCCATTTATCTGTTAAAATCTCTCTTAATTCAATCTCATGTTTATCTACCCTAGCTGCAAGTAACTCATTACGGTCTTGCATAGAGCTAATTAGCGTCCCGCCAAAGGCACCTAGACCACCAATCATAGCGACCATGATAGCACCAAATATTGATAGTAAAGCTTTGTTATCCATTTTTAGGCTCCTTGTCTGTTATGTTTAGATCCTTGATCTGTTTGATTTGTTTATTACAGTTCTTTAGCTTATCTTTAGCATCTTTATATGATACTGCTAGATCAGCCCAGGTATTACCTTCTAGGTTAGCTTCCCCACAGCCCTGCAAGTAAACGCTTGGTATTGGTTTATATAGTACTTCGGTAGACGTACAGCCTACACTACCTAAGGCTATCAAGAACATTATTAGGTATTTCTTGGTTAACACATCCATCATCAGATCTCCTTAGTAGTTGCCGTAGTTTATTAGAGTTAAGGGTATTTAGTGCTTTAGTCTCAGCCATTTCATCAATGTACTTAGATTCAAGTATCAGAGCCTCTCTCTGAGCCTCACTACGTGCCTTATTAGCTGCTTGTAGTAACTTGTTAAGTCTTGTCTCATACTTAGCCGTCACAGAGCTTGAGGCATGTCTGTAGCCGGTGTAATAGATACCGTAGACTAGAGATAGTGCTAATGCTACTAATCCTACCCACTTTAATATCTTCATGTATATCATTTGTCATTCTCCTCTGTAATCTTATGCTCAAGTACTTGTTGTGTTGTATCAAGACCTGCATATAGGCCTAGGATTATTGTAATTACTGATACATATAAACCAGGCTCTAGAATACCAATGAAGAATGCTATAGTGGATGTTAAGGCAAAGAAACTAGCTAATAACCAGCGCCTTGATTTAAACTTATCAGACATAATGTAAATTCCTTGTGAACGAAAAAAACCAGCAAGGAGCTGGCATCTAAAGTGAATCAAGGCATCCATGCTCAACCATCCGTGGTTGTGTCTTCCCTAATCCTTACATTCAGTATACAACTTATTGATTATAATGGTCAAATCAATCCTTGGTTGGTGGTTCCTCAACTACCTCTGGTTTAGGTTCCTGGCTAGTCTTAATCTTATTAGCCATGTAAAGAGAAGATTCAGCTACACTGATGCCATGTGTTTTAACATATGTATCTAATACCTGTGTTAGGAAAGTAGCTTCTTCTTTAGTTAGTTCTAAGTTATTCATAATTACCTCATAAGTGTTAGTGGGATTGGTTCTATTATAGTACCTTAAAACCTAATCCCTAGTGTGTTTATTTGTTATTAATGCATAGATACCCATGCACCAGCAGCTCTTACTCTTAGTTTGTTAAGGGTGGTGTTGTAGATAACTAAACCATCAGGTGGTGATGAGATAGCGTTCTGTTGAGTAGTAGTCATCCTAGGGAATAGAACCCCTTTAGTAGTGGATGCTATGTTAAGGATAGCTGCTGCATTATCTGTGGTAGTGCCTATTAATACATTCCTAGTAGTACCATTGATAAATATAACATCATCACCGCCAGCTCTTAATCTAAGGTTTCTAGTGCCATCAGCTTCTATTACAATCTGGACGTTTTGGGCTTGTATATATGCCTGTCTTGTACCTGAGGAATTAAAGTACTGTATCCCTGCTGCATCCCCTACAACAGCTAGACAATCAAAACCGGCTACACCTTTACCTAATACATTCAACTTACAGGGAGTTAATGAGGTA